GTGGCGTACCTATTCCAAGAGGATGGACTCGAAGAACGATTTCTCAAACTGGGGAAACATCGATATCAATCGGATTTTGATGAAGTGGCGTTTGAGTCCAATATTTATGCCGAGTTCGTCACCGACCAGCTGCGTGGCCCGATCGAGATTTCGGTGCGCTGGGCCATTCCATCCAAGTCGATGGAGTCAAAGCGGATCGAGGCCAAGGAATTGGCCAAGGAAGAAAAGTACGAATCTATTAAACAATCCAGAAAAGCTGAAATCATCGATGTGATCCAAAAAGAAATTGCAGCTGGCCGATATCCATCCAAACGATCCGTCAGGCAATTGGTGCCTGGTCGAACCGAGGAGGTCATGTCCATCATTGATGGTTTGATTGAGGATGAATCCATACTGGAAGTGGACTTGCCAGCTGAGTTAAAAGTCGGTGCAAAACGCACATCATTGGTTCCCAATTTTCGGGAACCAATAGAAAACCCATTTAAGTGAAAAGGATTCATTTCAATTGGTTCCCGATTGATCGGTTCCCCTTAGGAAAAAAACAGGGAACCAATAGTGCTTGAGTAGCACTATTGGTATAGGTTCCAGAAAACTGGGAACCAATGGGAACCAATGGGAACCGATAGTACAAAAGGATTAGGAAATGGATAAAATTGATTTATTGAATGATCCAAGATTTATCGATGATGATCGGATTTTTTGTGATGAATGCCAGCATTTGGGGCCACAGAATTGGCAATCCAAATGCTTGGCTGGCCAGACTTATTTGCTTGGAATCAAAAACAGATGCACAATTTATATACAGAAAAAACCAAAGTCAGACAAATTTTGGGAACCTCAGGAGAAATTTTGGGAATAAAAGAACACACCATCCAAGTCAAAGTCATCCAACACATTCGGACTTTTTGGCCCAATGCGCTTATTTTCTCGATACCGAATGGTGCAGCAACATCGGCCAAAAATCGATTAAATCTATTTTTGGAGGGATTGACAGCTGGTGTACCAGATCTATTCTTGGCCGAGGCCAGGCATGGATTCAATGGTCTATTTGTTGAAATGAAAACCCAAGAAGGCTTGGAATCCCATGATCAAAAGCGAATCAGACTGCTACTCAATGAACGAAACTACTTGGTTTATGTGGCCAGATCAAGCGAAACGGCCATTCAGCTGATTGAGGATTATTTGTCTTAATTTCACAAATATTCACAAAATCTAATAAAATTGTGCTAGAGTGATGGAAATTAACTATGGAGCTGAAAAAATGTTTGGATTTAAATTCTCTGAAATTCTTGGAATGATTGCTGTTGGTGTCATGTTTGCTTTGATGTTTGTATATGGATGGACACATTAATATGAACAAATCAGGTTTTGAAATTAATCCAATTGGATACACAGGATTTTTTTGTGGTGCACCCATTCAAGGAAGCAATGGATGTTTTCACAATTGCATTATCATTAGTGCTAACGATCAAAAATTTGAAGTTGAAACAGACTATGGTTTAAAATTCTGGATCAACAAAAAAGAATTTACACCAATTTATAGAAGGGTTGAATATGCCGATTATGAAAAAACCTGATGGCTGGTATTGGGGATCAAAAGGCCCATTTGATACCAAGCAAAAGGCTGTCCAAGTCGGCCAAGCAGCTCATGCAGCTGGATATCAAGATGATGAGCAAGCCATTATTAAAGAAAAAAAAGCTGGCAAATTAACATTTGCATTGGATTATCACAAAACCTATTCAGCCGATCCAAAATTTTGGAATGTGTTTATTCAATTGGTTTGGTTACGCAAAGATAAAGTCTATTGCGTTTCACATTCGACCGATCCAGATGAAATCGATGAATTATATAAATCGATTGGTAAGATAATCGGAAAAGATTGCGTGATATTAACTGATGGTACAGCAAAGAAACCATATTGTGATGAACATGGGATTGATATTGATATATGGATTGATAATAATCCGATTCATATAATCCAAGATCCCAACAAATAATCATGCCGACATTGCCATCTAATAATAAATGTGCATCATTAGGATGTTTTAATAATCGATCACGATTATCTACATTTTGCATTAAGCATGGCGGTCGAGACACATATGTGGCCAAGCGAACCATTGAACGAAAGCAATTCAATTCAATGTACGCAAGCATGGGATGGCGAAAGTTAAGAACGGCCAAGCTGTCCATGCAACCATTATGTCAAGCGTGTTTGATTATTGGCATTGTCATGCCAGCCAGTCAGGTGGATCATGTCTTCAGCTGGGCAGCCATTGGCAAGGATGCGTTTTATCGCAACATTTTCCAATGCCTATGCCATGGCTGCCACAGTGATAAGACATTGCTTGAGCGTCAAGGTATCTATCGTCATTACAATGGCAAGGTGATGGATCACAGCATCGATGACTACCCAGCAGTCATGGGTATTGCCTCGGTCGAGGCATCAGTCGAGCAAAACCATTGGCATGGGCTAGGCAAAATTTTGTGAAAACTTAAATATTTTGCCTTGGCAATGAAGCAAGCGCGGCACCCAAATTTCTGCAAAACAAATTGGGGGGGGTAAATGGTATTCAAAAAAAACCAAAAAAATTTAAAAATGAAACTTTTTGTATTACAAATTTTTTTAATTTTTTAATTTTTTTAAAAAATTAAAAATAGTTTTTAAAAATTATTTTTTAAAATTTCATAGGAAAAAGCTATTATGAAAAAACCAGCTGAATTACATTCAATTGAAGGGACTCGCATAGTACGCAAGTCTGGCAAACCAGCAGCTATTCCAGCCGAGCTGAAAAACAGAATGCCATTTGCGGAATGGCACGACCATCCAGAGCAATTTGACAAAAAGCAATTTGTCAAAGAGGCATCAGACTTTTTGTTTGATGTTTATGGGATTGGCGATAATCAAAATCGGCACACATTGGGGATGCTGGCCGACACCATGGAAATGTACGTCAATTGCAATATGCAGCTCACAAATGATAAGCTGATGATTTGGCACAACGATGGCAAAACGGCAGCCATTAATCCATTGGTCAATATTCGAGCCAAGGCATTGGAGCAGTGCATCAGGCTAATGGGCGAATTGGGCCTCACACCCAAGGCCAGGCTGGCTGGCCAGAAAACAGAAAAAACCAATAATATTGATTCACTGCTCAAAGGGCCAAAGGCTGCATGAAATACCAAGACGGAATTTTGTATGCCATCCAAGTCACCAAGGGCGAAATTAATGTTTGTCGAGATGTGCAGCTGGCGTGCCAGCGATTCATCGATCAATATGAAAACAAGACTTGGGAATGGGTTTTTGATCCAGACTATCCACAGCACGTTTTAAATTTTGCAGCCACCCTGAAACATACCAAGGGGCCAAATGCTGGGGATTCAATTGTCCTCGAGCCATTCCAGATTTTGCTGATCACGGCAATTTATGGTTTCAGGGCAAAAAAGAATCAGACCAAGCGCATGGTCACCGATGTTATTTTGTTTATTCCGAGAAAGGCTGGCAAATCGACCATCACGGCCATCATTGCTTTATATGAGCTGCAATTTGGCGAGGCTGGCCCAGAGGTGTTTACTCTGGCCACCAATCGGGAACAGGCCACCATTGTGTTTGATTCGGCCAAAGGGTTCATTGAGAATATGCCCAAGGAATTGGCTGACTGCTACAACCCCAGCAAATATGAGGTCAAAAAAGCTGGGGATTCGCAATCGATGTTTAAGGCACTAAGCCGAGACACCAAAAAAACAGGTGATGGCAAAAACCCATCATGCGTGATCATTGATGAGGCTGCCCAGATTGTGGATAGAAACTCCATCGAGGTGCTGCACTCGGGGATGGTGGCCAGACAGAATCCACTCAGGATTTACATCACCACTGCCAGTTTTACCAAAGACACCAAATTTTATGAAGATTTTTCGATGTACCAATCGATGCTATATGGCGAGGCCACTGACAATCCAAGGTGGTTTGGACTGCTGTATTCATTAGATCAAAACGATGATTGGCGTGATCCAGCGGTGTGGAGCAAAGCCAACCCAATGCATGGGATATCGGTTTTTGAGGAGGCCATTGCTCAGAGGGCCGAGGAGGCCAAACACAAACCAGCTGCACTCAACGAGTTTTTGTGCAAGACTTTGAATATATTTGTATCGGCACAGAGTGCCTGGCTGGATCGGACATTCTGGGATGAGGCCACCCAGCCCCCTGAGGATCGAGTGCCCGAGGCAGTATTTATCGGATTTGATTTGGCAGCAACCCGAGACTTGAATGCGGTTTGCACTTTAAAACGATATGGCGAGCTGGACTACCGAGCCGAGTTCAA